CAGCTTCAAAGTCGAAATCGTCCATATCATCTTCTTCTGAGTCAAGGTCGTCCATATCATCTTCTTCTGAGTCAAGGTCGTCCATATCATCTTCTTCTGAGTCAAAATCGAAATCATCCATTTCAAAAAGTTCTTCATCTTCGTCTTCTTCCGAATCAAAAATATCAGACATATCTTCTTCTTCTTCTTCTTCTTCAGCTTCAAAGTCGAAATCATCCATATCTTCCCACTCTTCACTAAACATTTCTTCTAATTCTTTTTCCATGTTCTCTTTTTCTAATTGTTCATTTATTTTAATTATGTATTCTTCATCACCATCGTTAAGTGTTATAATGTTGTCATCTTTTGTAACAACAATACCATCACTATCTCCCATAGCTTTGAATACTTTTAATACCTCAGCATCAGATGCTCCGGTTAAATCCACTGTCTCATCATCATCAGCAGGTATTTCTTCAACATCGTCCATACCTAATTCATCACCTTCAATGTCAGCCGAATCACCATCAATCATTTCCGGTTCTTCACCTTCCATATCTGGCTCTGCTACCATTTCTGGTTCCGTAGGTTCAACTACTGTTTCAGGGTTTTCAATCTCCTCTTGTTCCATAAGAGATTCTTTTACTAGAGAACTGATTTCTTTCTTCATTGTAGATGAAAGTATTCCTTCTGCATTTTTGTTAATAGCTTGTTCAACATTTTTAATCTGTAACAAAGCTTCTTCAACCATTGATTTTTTACTCATTTGTTAAGTTGTTTTCATAATAAATATATTGACTTTGTAAAAAATCATTTTTTTGACAATAAAAAAAGGGAATAATGTAAATTATCCCCTTTTCTAAAAAATTATAAAAGATTATTTTAATCTATAACTTCATCAATTTTACTTTCAGTTATTGATGTTATTCTCCAATCCATTGTGTAGTTTTCATACACTTTTGTTACTTTGGCCTCAACATCTGTTGGTGTATAACCCAATACCAATTTTTCTTCTTTTACTTTTTTTACACGACCAGATTCACTATCCAAAAGATCTGATGCGATTTTTGCTACAAAATACTTTTCTCCTTGCTCCATAATTATTTTTTTTTCAAATGATAGGAACACTTATTTTATTTATCAAGAAAAGATGAAAGTTTATCCATTAATTTTTTTGTCTTATCAAGACTTTCTTCTTCCATTCCGGAAATTCTCTGATTTCTAATTTTATTTTCTTCATCCAGATTCTCTTCAAATTTGTGTCGATCACCCTTATCCAAAAATAAATAAGCACCAGGTGTTGATGGTGATGATACAAGGTCAAAACATATTAATTCAAAATCGTCTTGGACTTCATTTTGTTCTCCAACTTTTTTTAAAGATCCCACACCACGAGAAGAAATACCCAAAGTAACCCCTTGTCTTAAATAATTGGCGGCCATATCCCCCTTTGTTGATACAATTCCTCTTTCGTGAAAACCAGGTGAGGTAAGTAATTTTAATTTACCCAACAATACTGGTCCATCCCACCAAATATCAGTAATTATATGCGATACTCTATCAAGGTCAATTAAAGAAGATTCTGGGTGATTAAGTTCGGAAAGTGATGTTCCCTTCTCAATCATTTTTTTATAATTGTCGGCTTCCCTTTTTAATATTTTTTCCGGATATACCCTTCCATTTCTATTTGGTGTGTTATATTTTTGTAAAACAGCGTAGAATTCAAATGGTTTTGAGTGGTCCAAAAATGATTTTGACTCCATTATGAAATGGTTATTTTCACTCTTTGGGTTAATATAACCGGCGTCGTATTCGATAAGAATTAATTTTTTATTTAATTCGTTCTTTGTGTTTATATACATTTTTTTATTTAAATTTCCATTTATATCCACCAGCACTCTTTCGTTGATTATTTGCACACATCCTAATTGAGTTTCGGTTTATAGATAAATATTCTGATACTTCTTTTAGTGATTTCCAACTTTTTATAAAATCAACATTTAAATCATATTGATTTACTTGTTTATATTTACCTTCAATACAATTTTTTGATTGTTTTTTACCAAACATAGGGTTTTTTACACCTTTTCTTTTTTCAGATAATGATTTTCTACCTTCTTTAATTAGTTTTTGAATCCAAATATTTTTATATGTTTTTTTATACTTACTTTTTCTTATGTGTTCAATAATCCTTTCTTTTGGTTTATCAGATTTACCAACATATCTAACATCATTATTAACCGGATCTTTCAATACATAAATATATGTTACGGATTCTGACATTACTTAATATTACTTTCATATAAATATCAAGTTTTTTCAGTTTTTAATACAGCAACCTTTGAATTTCCGTTTTTTGTTAAATAAAATTTAAAATATTCGTTATTTGAAAAGACATCAGAATATATATCTTTTGTTAATTTTTTTAGAGTTCGTTTTAATTTTAAAGATTTAAAATCAATTTCTTGTGTTAAAAACAAATTTATCTCCAAGTTCATAAATGATTTCTTTTTTAATTGTAATCCAGATGTTCTTAAATCCAAATCAACAATAAATTTGTCGTCAAACATTTTTTTATCAATGTGCTCATACACGGAATGTTTAACTGCTCGTGTTAAATTTAAAACAACACGAGTCCAATTTTCGGGGTCTTGTTTTGGTTCAACCCAAGTTTGAATGTTTAAATAGAGGGATTTAAATTCTTTCGAATCTACAGTTCCATAATGAACCTTGGATGTTCTAAAACCAGTTAGTTTTAATGTTTTTCCTTTTTTCATAAAAATTTTTCATAATTTTCGGTTTATTTTATTAAAATATATGTAATTTTGTGATATATATCAAATATGTTAATAGTAAATGTTAAAAAGGGTGGGATTGAAAGGGCTCTAAAGGAATTAAAAGGTAAGGTAATTAAAACCAGACAAAGCTCACATCTAAACGAAAGAAAAGAATACAAAAAAAAATCTGTCATAAAAAGACAGATTTTAAATAAAGCAAAATTTAAACAAAAGTTTTTAAATTTATAATTCTTTTTCCAGTTCTTTTAATTTTAAATAATTTAACTTATCAAAATTTTCAGTTTGAACTTTATTGATTGTTTGATCTATTTTACTCAACACCTCATTATCATTTTCCTTTTCTTTGAGTTCTGTTAATTTCTCAACAATCGTTTCTTTTAATAAATCAAATTTTACTTGTAGTTTGTCGTCAGATTCTTTTAAAACATTTTTTACTTTTAGTTTTTCAGATTCACTTAATGTTGATAAATAATCATTTATTGTTTTATTCCCAACCTCAACTAATTCTGATAATGATGTATTAATTTCCACCTCATCCTCTGATTTTTTTTGTAAATTTTCCAAAATTAAATTTTTACTTTTTAATTTGTTTTCTAACAGAGAAACATTAGATGAGAATAAATTATCTATATCTTCATAATTATTTTTACCTTTTATTTCATTAGTCCAAAGTTCAAGTTCTTTAATTTCGTTTATTGTAATTTTATTTACAGTATTTTCAAATACAATAATACATTCGTTAATAAAACTTTCTGCCAAATTTTTGTCTAGACCTTTATTTGATGAAAGTTCATCATAAAGAAAATATAATTTTTTGATGTTTTTATTTTTCAAAACAAGTTCTTCAAAAACAAACATTTGGTCTTTAAATGTGTTATTTGTGAAACCTTCTGTTAGTATATTTTCTATTCTACTTTTTATTAAACCAAATTTCATAACAATTTTTTTTTATAAATATTACCCATTTAGTAATTTGTCCAATTCTTTTTCAATATCACCCAATGAATTACGACCTTTTGATAGATCAATATATTCATCTTCGACCAAATCATTACTCTCAAGTAAGATGTTAAAGTTTCTTTTTTCTACACTATCCATCATTGGTTCTCCTCCTCCTGGTGGTGGGGGTGGTGCTCCTTCTCCTCCTGGTGGTGGGGGTGGTGCTCCTCCTGCTGTTACAGTTTCACCCGATACTGTTTTATATAATTTATCAATATTATCAAACATACCAGTTTTAGTAATTACGGTTGCGGTATTTGCTAGCTCAGCGGCAACAGCTCTTTCTAATCTTATTTGTTGTATTTCAAGTTTAATTTCTTCGTCGGAGAACCCAAATATGTGTTTTTTAGCCCAAGTTGCAGAAGTTGGTTGTAATGTGTTTGCAATTTCTGTAACCATATCTTTATACAATAAAACTTTTTCTTTCCAAACTGAAACCATAAGTAAATCAGCTTGTTTTGAGGGATTAGTAAGTCCTAGAGTAAAGTTGTGTAGTTCGTCTTCAAAACCTAATAAAAATAAATGAATGATTGCAATTTTATTCAGTTCGGCAATCATACTTTTTTGTATTTTATTTATGGTTCTAGCAAAACGAATATCAAGTAATGATAGATTATCACCATTTCCAACCGGTTCTTCAAAACCTAAAAATGCTTTTGGTATTCTTAACGCTGTTACAAGTTTCTTTTGGATATATTCAATATCGGCAATCTCCGATAAGTTTTGAGCACCAGGTAATGTTTCAATTGGCATAGTTGCCGCTGGATCTCTAACAGGAATAAAATAATCTTGATCTACGGCCATTTGATTAAATCTTAAATCAACATTACCAGTTTTAGAATCAACAACCTGATCCCTTTTAAATTTGTTTGCAACTCTTTGTACATAAGCCTCAACATCCTTATCATCCATATTTCCAACAAACACTTTAAACACCCTTCTTTCTGGTGCTCTTGATGTTCTATATATTAACATCGCATCTTCAGCCAAAACAAGTTGTTTCCAAATTCTACGAGCTTTTTCAAGCATTGATGTTCCGTATGGAAGTTTTCTATCATCACCTAATAATCTGAAATGAGCCATTTCCCAAGTGTTAAACTCCATGTCTTTGTTTTTCCAAACAAACTTTAAATTTTTATTTTTGAATTGAACTTCAGGACCCAAAACCGAATTCATAGTTCTGGCTTCCATTCCTCTTTCTAGTCTTTCAATTTCTATGTTTGGTAGTTGAAGACAGCCGACAACACCTTTTTCTGGGTCTAATTTTAAATAAACGAAATTATCGCCATATTTACAGTTGGACAAAAACACACCGGTTTCTCTTGAATGATTACCATTTACATCAAAACCACAGACTGGGAAATTATGTCTATCATGTTCTCCGTTCGGACCAACAGCTTCTAAACAATAAACATCAGATGTTTCATCTAACTTAATTACTGAAACAACTTTATGGTTAATAACTTTTACTTTAGTTTTTCCTTCAAAAATTGACTTAGCTTTAATATATTTTTCATCTAAAATAATTTCTGGTTTAATATCAGATATAAAATCAAAATAATTTTTATTTGTTTTTCTTAAAATAACTTTTTTTAATGTTGTTGGATTAATTGATTTTGTGATATTTTTATTTAATTTATAATTTTCTTTGAATAGTTTGATAAACTCATTATCTGATTTGAGAATTTTTGACAACTCATTTACTCCCACATATGTCTCACAATTTTTAATTAAATTAGAAATATACGATAAACAAGTATCATTAATTTCAATTGTCATCCCCTTTTTTGTTTTTTCTATAAAATTATTATCTCTCCAATGATTTAACATTTTATTTGAACGAATTATATTGTGTTTGACATGTAATTCACTATTATTATAATTTTCAAAATATCTATTATAGACACCAGTCATTTCTTTGGATAGTCTTTGTCTTCGTTTTTCTGAACGCAAATACCTATCAATTCCATCCATTCTTTTTTTAACAACTTCTGGCGAACCTAATATTTTATTAAAATGTTCCACATGTAATTTAAAATGATCCGAATGTCTCATTCTACTCAAATTTTTTGGGTGATTATTTAGTTTGTTAAAATCAATGTGATGTGTGTCAAATTGCTCACCAATTATTTTTTCATTTTCCAAATCTCTAACACATTCATGTGAAACCATTGTGTGGGTAAATTTATATTTTCCTGTACTTGGGTTAAATACCTTTTCATAACCGACAATTCGGTCTTTTTTCTTTTCACTTTTTTTAGTGTAAAACGGCATTAATGATTCACCTTTAGTTAATTTATCAGCTCGTTTAAATGACCCATCCCTAAGCATATATTCGTGATCTGGTGTCGTGTCAATATATGTACCATCATCTAGTGTGACCCTATACAACTCACTATTTTTTCTAGTTAGGTCACACCATATAATTTTACTAGGAACAATTGCTTTAGTTCCATCTTGTATTGAGTAAGACCAAATCTCCTCACCATTCTTAATCCTATCACTCAATTCTTTTATTGATACTTCTGTACCATCTAATAATGGTATCATAGTATTCTCTCTAATTGGAGTGTTTCTTACCCACATTGGTAAATTGATTGATATGTCCAAAACATTATTAAACAAATCAGTTAAAATTGATTTGATTCTCTTTGATTCTGAATATATCTGTAGAACATAACCATCTTGATTTGGTGTTGTAGATTCCTCAGAATAAATGTCTAAAGCCGTTGATATTTCAGGAGTATTATGTGAAAATATAGTATCAGTTGCAAAGTTTTTATATCCTGGAACTGTTAAATCATAAACAGGTATGACACCATTTTCTTCTATTGATACTATTTTATGATTAAATACTAATGTGTTTCCCTTACTTTTTACTGTTGCGTATATTGATTTTTTAATCCCGTATGCTTCTAAAAATGTGGACCAATCTTTATACCCACTATTTACGATTTCTCTTTGTATTTTTCTATATGATACATTTAATTTTTTTGCAGTACCCTTTAATGTTTTTATTTCTCTGGCGGTTTCTATGATACTATCAAAAGGTATTTTAAAGTAAGCTGGGTTATTAATACCACTTCTCTTACCATCCCAACTATGTTCACCTGTTCTTTTTGCAACTTCAGACATTTTTTGTCTATACTCTGGGTTTGTCCACAATTTTTCGTTGTTTAATCTTGCGTGATAAGCTCTATGTTCGGAAATATTCATTATTTGTAAATTTTCCGGTTTGTTATTTTTACCGTTAAAATCTATATGATGAACTTCTTCATCTTTGTTAATTTTTTTACCATAAAACCATTCTGCAATTAAATTATGTTCCGAAACCCATCCATTATGACCTTCTTCTGAATTACAAGTATATACCCAATTATATTTTTCATTATTGTAAAATGATTTTCTATAAAAAGGCATCATTGAGTCCCCTTCTTTTAAGTTCATTACACGTTCAAATGAACCATCTCTTTTCATTAGTTGATGTTCCCATGTTGTTACAATATATGAACCGTCGTCAAATGTAATTTTATATGTCATTTCATCTCTCGTATAATGAGCATTTCTAGCTAAAGCCGGAACAACTTTTTTTAAATTGTGGTCATATGCGTACGTAATAAATTCATAATCTCTACCTTTTTCGGCTAATTCTTTAATTGTTATAAAACCATCTGTGGTTGCGATTTTAGTATCTCCCGCAATACAATATTCCATTGATTCATAATCATAAAAAGCCGCAATTCTATTAGGTTCATAATACACCGCTTGAGCATATAAATTATTCTCAATTTTTTGCCATTGATTACTTAAAAATAAACTTTGTTGGTATTCTAATTTTTCTTTTTCGTATTCTTGTTTATCTGTTGTTTTTAATAAAACCGTTTTATCCAATTTAACTGTTGGTTGGTCTAGATTCAAAAGTGAGTTGGGGCCAAATGTTTTGGATAATTTCTGCCATATTGTCAAGTTATTTTTTTCCATAATTAAAATTTATTTATATTTTTTCAATTCTAAATGTTTAACACCAAATTAATTTATTATATAAATAGTTTAAAATTATTTATGTGATATTATTGATTAAGCTTAAATTGTTGGGTAACATAAAGTTGTTACAAGGTTTTCTACTTCATAACCACCATCAAAAACCCAATTATCAAACGTAGGACATAAAACATCAGCACTATTTGTATAAACAATATTATCTAAAGCTACTCCTTGTATTATTATTAGCCAATAAGTTTCATTCCAAAATATTTCAATAAATACTGGAGCATCTGGATCGAAAGCATATTTATTTCTTCCATTAACTATTTCATCTGATTTTGGTACATCATATTCATAATCAACACCATTATAAGTAAAAGATACACGAATACATTCATCACAACTTATAGGTATTGGTGTTGGTGTAGGAGTAGGTGTTAGACCACATTCAGAAACTACAAATGATTCAAAAATACTACCTTCTTGTATTGTGTATATCCCAAAAGGACAAAATGTATCGGATTCTAAATTTGCTTGGTAGAAGGGTCCTTCCCCATCTACATTTTCAACAACCCAATTTATATCGCCTTCAAAATCATTTCTCCAATATATTATATTGGTTTCTTCATTTACCTCGAATGAATAAACATTTTTACCATTATATGATTCAGGTTCTTTTATTACATTAACCGTAACAGGTTCTTCACCTATTAATTGATATGTAACTTGTATGCAGTCACAACTTATAGGTATTGGTGTCGGTGTAGGGGTAGGTGTTGGCGTTATATTACAAATATCCCAAACTAGTTTGAAGTTATCTTGTGTTATAATATCTTCATAAAATTGTGTTTCAATTCTACAAGTTTCTAAAGTTGGTATTGGTGTTGGTGTTGGGGTTGGAATTTCTTCACCATCAATAAATTCATCTAATTTTCTTTCTTTTTTAATATCTGGGATAAATTTTAATACGGAATAAATTGGTTCTCCATCAACAACCAATCTTGATCCACCAATCAATCTGCCAGATTTTTTTCGTCTTTCTAACCCCATATAGATAAATACTATCTTTTACCAAATAACCAACCATATTCCATATAATCTCTTCTTGACGGTCCGGAATTATTTCTATTAAATCTATCGTTATTAACTCCCATATTTGGTATTACAGGATCAAAATGAATTTGTTTTCCAATATTATCATTATTTGCAACAGTCCAAGATTCAATCATTATTTTTGTTTTTTCTGTAACTTTTTCAAGTTTTGAGAATGATGACTCACCAACATATATTGCCATTGATATACCCATTATAAGATCATCGTGTTGTCCTTTTTGGTGATCTGGCCTTCCGTTTATATAGACAAACGTATTCATCTCATTATACAAACGAACACTTCTGATTTTAAATTTATGTCTTACATATTCCTCAAATGCCGCAATAATTTGAACTCTTTTGTTATTAAAATTTATTCCTGGTATTTTATCTGCCGATGTTTTATTAACAGCCCAAATATTCATAGAATCAACACCATCAATATAAAGGTTTTTATATCCAAGTTCTTGCATTTTTCTTACAGTTGTGATTCCCATACCACCGGTGATATCCACAACACAAAATGCGTTATACATTATCCCCCATTTATACGCAATTTCAGCTAAAGCATCAGGAGGGATCTTTCCAACATATTCTAATACTTGTTCTCTTTCATCAAAATCAATAATCTGGAGTGAGGAAAAGTCCTCACTATCACCACGAGAAACATCACAGTTGTGTGTGGTAATGTGGTGACACATAAAAGTATGTGTTTCACACTCAAAGTTATACACATTTCCAGTAAATTGATTCTTATCAATATCTTTAATCCTAAAGTAAATATATTTATTATCCTTACTAAAATGACACCCACTTATAATCCTTTTATTATTAATACTAAAATCACTTAACTCAAATCTATTTAATTTGGGGTCAAGTTTATCATTATTCAAAATTTTAATTAAATCCAAACTATCTTGATTTGATAATGATAAACTGTATGTTTCTTTATGTTTTATAGTTTTACCCTTTATTTGTGATTGTTTTTCATTTCGTAACTTACTTAACGATGAAACAACACCAAATGAAAACAATATGTCTTGGATTGACTCCAATAGTTCCAAATTTATACTAACAAATGTTATTTTAGAATTTACTTTACCTTTTTTTTTGGTTTTCAACCAACAACCGTCACTAGCTAAATAACCTTTTATCAATTCAATTTTATATTCTTTAGGTATAAATTTAACCCATTCTGATATTTTTTTACCATATGAATATTTACCAAAATTTTCTAATATAAAATGATATAGAAATTTTGAATTAAACACTAATTCATAACTATTCTGATCTTTATCAAAAAATGACGGACTTCTGTCAAATAATCTTTTTATTATATTTTTTGTTTTATCCAAATAATACAAATCTTTAGAATCAAAACAGATATTTATTGTAAAACTATGACCAACATCATACATACAACCATCACCTAACCACATACCTATAAACCACCAAAAATCTTTATCCTTTAATGGTGATTTAATATTAAAATCGGTTCTAATATTTTCAGAAATAACCCATTTATCCTCTAATATATTTTCAATTTCTTTATTATAAATATTCGGAGTTTTAACCCAATCACCAACCTCAACTTCCTCAACCCTTGTGTATTTAAAATTAAAATCCCAATATCTTTCATTAAAATCTAATGAATTATGTTTTTTACTATAATTACGTTTTAAAACTGGATTACTTATTAACAACGGATGTTCTTTTGTGAATGTCGTTTTTCTAAAAGTGTTGTCGACCTTAATTGTAAAAATATCCTCATCAACGACTGGGTATATTTGTTTATTATAAATCTTAACATATTCACCATTTTCACTAACTAACTTATCATCTAATGTAACATCTTCAATATTTTTTAACCCACAATCAGTTAATACTTTTTCACTAGGTGGCAAACAACCTAAAATGTATTTATGTCCCGGTACTGGTTCTTTCCAAATCCAAAGAGCATTACCCATCATTTTTGTTGGAGCTTCTTGTATTGTGTTTTGTTTTATGTAATCAAGTTGTTTTCCGTCAAATACATTATCTCCAGACCCTAAAAATTCACAATTTAACTCTTGGTTAATTTTTCTTTTATCGTATTTTAATTTTTTAACCATCTTCTCATACCAAGTAGAACATGGTTTATATCCTTGTGAAAAATATTCTCTTATTTTCTCATAATCCCTATTATATGGATCCGAGTCCTCAAATGATATATTCCCAGAATGATCTCTTTCATCTTTATTAAGTAGATAATCAACCATATCATCAGTTGGAACTAAATATAAATCTTTTGAATATCTTGGGTCTTTCCACCAAAACATTTCAGAAATTTTAAAATTGTTAATTCCTTTATTTGCCTGATTATATATTTCATAATAAATTGGATCATAACCGTTTGGTGTTGAAACAACAATAACTTTACCACCGGTAGATAGGGACGCCATACAAGCTGCCCAGAAATCACCATCAGCTTCGATAAACGCCGCCTCATCAAATACAAGTATTGTTGGTGTATAACCCCTCAACGCATCTCGTGATGTTGCAACAGCTTTAACTTCACAACCATTTGTTAGTTTATAGTGTCTTTGTGAGTTTTTATCAGCTGAAAATCCGGTTCCAACCCAAGAAGGCCATTGTTCTACAAAGGCTCTAATTTTATTTGCCATCTCCATTGATGTATCAAGTTTGTTGGCAATAATCAATATTTTTTCTGGTCGTTCTTTTTTTGCAAAAACCAGTCTTTTTGATATCCAAGCAGCGGTTACTGTTGATACACCAGCCTGACGATATTTTAAAGCTATATTTTCTTCAAAATCTTCATAATCTTTAAGTAGTGATATTTGATCTGGAAATAACTCTAATGGTACATATTTGGAAACGGTATTATCATATGTTTGTAAATATGTTCTTAAAGCATATGGAGTGTCTTTCATACATCTCACATACTCCAACATCACCTGTTCTTTTGTTAAACCCATAAAGATATTTTAATATAAATATCAAAACCCCCAAATATAATAGATGGGGGTTTAAAAATATTCTAAAATAAATAATTACTAAGCCGGTACCGCTGGTTGTCGTAAAGGTATTGTAACTGTAATTATTTTATTATTAGGTAATTTAACATCAAATTTAATGTAACTATTTTCAGGTGTTGTCTTCATTTTTTTAATTTTCTTTTATTGTTTATTTTCTAGTTATGCTGGTATTTGTAGTTTAAAAGCACATCCACCAGTTGGTTTTTGATCAATCACAACTTCAATATCTGAATATTCTAAAAGTCCAAGACTTCCAACTAATTCTTCATCCCTATTTGATGCTGTAATTATCACACCATATTGGTTTAATAACTGTTGTGCTGTTAATTTTTGTGAAATCTCACCATTACCATCTATCCAATATGTTCCTACTTGAACTTGGAAACTTCCTTCAACAATTGTTGATCCTTTTGGAAGTAATATTTTTTCTGTAAAACTTTGTCCCATATTTTTATTTTTTTAATTTTTATTTATTTATTTACTAAGCCGGTCCTCCTACATCAGTGCGAACACCAATATGGATTAAACCATTATTATCTTCGTAGAATGAAAAAGGTTGGTTTGATAAGTTCCCAGAATTTAAAACTGATCCATCACCATAAAATAAATTGTTTTCAATTCCATAAAGATTAATAACACCACCGCTTTGATCCCCATTCAGTTGTAATGGAATCCAAATGTTTGTAAGAGATCCTTCTTTACCAGTAACCTCATTTCCGTCAACAAAAACTTCGGTTGCTATTAGTTTATCAATTTTTAAAGGCATATTTTTTTGTTTTTTAAATTGTTTATTTACTAATAAATATTTACAATTTTATAAAATTTAATATTTTTTATTTTTTTATTAAAAATAAAAAACCCCACCGGTTGGTAGGGTTTTAATTATTCTTATATATTACTTATAATCCCAATTGAGAAAGAATATCATCATCTTCTTCGTCCTCTTCTTCGTCTTCGTCATTTTCTTCTAACTCTCTTACAAGTTCATCAACCATTCTTTGTATTTTTTGTTTTCCAGATGGTTTTTCTTCTAAAATTTCCTTAAATAAGTCAAAAAATTCTTTAGCCGGCATAGCACTTATTTTACTAAAAAGATATAGTTGAATGTGTTTTTTATCTTCATCACTTAAAATGTCAATTGGATATGATCTTTGTAATAATTCCCAAAATACTGGACCTAACTTTAAATCCCAAGCTTCAGCTGGAACTGTATCTTCAGCTGCCATAACCATTTCAGCTTGTCTTGGGTCATCTGGTAATCCTTGTGTCCCAAGTATTTCGTGAACACCTTTAATAAGTTCATGAACTAATGTCGGAAAATTAACTCCTCTTGCGATTACTGTTGGTGGATCTGTTGTATCGTCAATTTCTGATGTTCCAGCTTCACTACCTCCTTGTGCTGACATTGCGGCTAAAGTTTGTTCTGGATACAACCAGTATAAGTGGTCTATAATAGCAGTTGATAAACTATAATATTCAATTAAATCTGGGTGAATGTCATTTAATTTTTCTGAAACCAAATGATACATATATTGTCCCTTTTTTGCTGCACCACCAATAAGAGCGTTAATCATTCTTCTTTTTGCTCTCTCCATATCAAAATTATCCATAGCATCCAAAAAAGCCTCAACATCATTTTCGTGTTTTTGCGCATTTTTAAATGCTTGTGTCATGTCTTCTCGTGAAGGTTCTTCAGCTTGTCTTCTCATTCTTTCATTTGACTCACTTTGACCCATACCAACAAGTTTTGCGTCAAATTGTAATTGTCCCGAAGGAATACCCAATTCTTTTTTAACCAATTCAACGGCCATATTTTCAAGATCTTCTTTATGTTGAGATTCAATTCTTGAAGTTTGGTTGATTGCTTGTGAAACCAACATCAATAAACTCACCATAGGATTACGACTCGTAAGTTGAGAAGTTGTTCCGGTTGTTCTTTGTAGAATAGTTCTTAATTTACTAACAGTATCTTTAAACCTTTTTGAAGAAATAAGTTCAACAAAATCTCTATCCATTTTTGGCATTGCCGGATGTTTTGAATATGGAGTTTCCTTACCCAATATTTTTCTTTCAATACTTGGATCCATTCTTTCTGGACCGTCATAATCAATCGGAGCTTCTTTTAAAACTCTTTTTACAATGTTGTCAATTTCTCTATTTGTAATATTTCTCATTTTAAATTATTTTAAATTAACTCCAAGTTTATCCCAAGTTAAGAAGTTCGGTAAAGATGATTTTCCTGCTTTTGGTGCCGGTTTATGTTTTGGTTCAAAAGGATTTTTCTTCCCTGGATTTTTTTCTTTTGTTCTTTCCTTTGTTCCCGGTTTCGTTGGTGCTATAGTTTGTTCATTATATTCGCCTTTTCCTGCTTTTGGTGCCGGTTTATGTTTTGGTTCAAAAGGATTTTTCTTCCCTGGATTTTTTTCTTTTTTGTCTGTATCTGTATCCGGTTTTGTTCTTGTTTTTTCTTTTGTTTCTTCTGACATTTCTCCACCCATAGAGAACATTCTTCCAATTGGTTTTTTCATTTCTTTTCCTTCGTCTTGTGAAAACATACTATTTTTTTTAGGTTGTTTCAACATAAAAGACTCAGAATTTTTTCTCTCATTAACAGATTGAATTAATTTTCCTTTTGTCATCGCAGGATTGATATAATCACCTAACATCTCAACAATTCTGTTTTCCAAAAACTTCTCATAATTTTCTTTTGTTGTTTTCTTTTTAACAGTTTTTTCTGGATGTTTTTTCTCCGGCATATCTTTGTATTGTTTTTTTGATGTACTATCAGAAAATTCTTTAGCCATCTTACACCATTTTTCTTTTGTTTTTCCGGTTGAGTTATTACACTTAGCCCAGAATAACCCTTGTTGTGCTTTAGATTCAAATTTTTCATTCATTTCACCTTCAGTTGTTGGCATACCATCAGCAGTAGCATCCGGATCATTAACAATGTCCATTGTTTCGTCTTCTGTCATTTCACCTTCAGCTTGAGTAACCACAAGTTTTCCACCTTCAAGACCAACCATTGTTTTTTTGGAAGGATCTGTTGGTGGTGGAATAGCTGCTGGTTTTCCACCTTGTAAATTAGTAATCGGTGTTGAATATTTAATCTCGGTACTTTGTTGTTTTGTCCATTGTTCGGAAACAATGAATCTTTTAGCCAAAACTTCAATTTGTGATAAGTTCAAATTTTCAATCGTGTTTGCTTTAATACCGTTTTCCAATAACACTTTTATGTATTCTTTAGTTTTCATAAACCATTTTTTTTTCAAATTCTAAAATTATGTCTCTTTCGTACAATTTATCTTTTATTTCTTGTTCTGTTTCTCCGAATTTGAAAACCAACCTTTTGATAACAGAAAAATCAACTTCATTACTTTCTTTTTCCCAACCTAAACATAACACACCATCCATAGAATCTAAAACAGAAAAAACATCAGACTCTTGAACCAAATCTAATGTTATATTCCCTTTATGTAATATCCCAACCTTTTTGATGTATTCAATGTCCGGTGGTGATGGGTAACCATTTGCTGGTCTTGTTTCCCAATTTTCACCCCAAACTTCAGTTGTGTCGGAAAAAATAAATTCATAAATATTCTCACCCTTATAATTAGGACCCAAACCATTTATGTAAATTAAATAATTCATAGTAATTTTCCAGTAGGTGAAACTCTATAATTTTTATTTTTATTTTGGAAAATCAAATTTCCAGTTTTTGATTTTCCTAATAAATTTGATGTTGGGTATTGCTCAATAAACTTTAAAGAAGCTCTTTCTTGTGAAATACTCTCTGAAAGATTTTTGATTCTTTTTGAAGTAAGATTTATATTTTTTTCAATTTTTTTTCTATTTTCTTCTTCTTTTACTAAAATTTCGTTTTCGTCTATTTTGAAGTAGCTTGAAATTATTTTATCAACCTTTGACTCACCGAATGTTCCGTGTGCTAAATGTCTATGTCTTTTACCGGCAGCTCCGTGTTTTGGATAATCATCACCTTCTTCCATCATTTGGTCGGCAACATTTGCTGTATAAGCACCTTTAAACTTATTTGTAAAAGCATCTGAAAGATTTTCATAACCTTCTTCTAATTCTGGTTCTATTGCTGCCTCAGCATTACCTTCTGGTGGTACTGGTGCTCCTTCTAATCCTGGTTCTGGCATTCCACCTTCTTCACCACCCATTTCTTCACCGGCCATTTCTTCTGGATCCATCCCTTCTTCTTCACCTTCAATTTCCTCACCTTCTAATCTGTCAATAATTTCATCAACATCTTCATCATCTAAAACATCCAATTCAAGGGACGATAAAATTGAGTTGATAATATATTTTGTATCATCAGAAGTCATTTCTTCCTCTTCTGTGTATTTTCTAATTTTTTGTGTTAATCTACCTGTAAGTTTTTGAATTGACTTAAAAGAAACCTCTTCTTTTTTATCACCTTCAGTTTCACCTTCTGGTTCTTCCATATCCATATCTGGCTCTTCCATTGGAACTTCATCACCCGCAACCATATCTGGTTCTGCTGGTGCTGCCGTAGGGTCAACTGGAGCAGGAGCCGTAGTTGCAGTCGGATCAACTGGAGCAGGAGCTGGAACGGCAGTTGGGTCAACAGCTTGTTCACCCAATTCAGCTGTAGGAGCTGTCGCACCACTTACTGGTGTTGATACTTGAGCTGGCGTTGCCTCCTTTTTATCGGAACTTGGTGTTTTTAAAAAGTATTGTTTATCCTTTTTTTTTTCGTCTTGCTCAAACAAAGAAATACCTTTTTTATTACCGTGAAGAGTGTTTAACTCTTTGGTTATAATATTCAATCTTTTTAAAGCTTCAGAATATGATCTATAATATTTTCTTTCCTGTATTGGTTCAATATAGTCAGTTTCATTTTCATTTATCGCAGATTTGATAATATACCCCAACTTCTCTCTTACAATAGCATAAACATTTCCATCAGCAAGTTTAACGGTGTATTCTGTGTTTCTATTCTCATTTACCGGATTTGGTATGTTTTCGTTATATGTGGCAATTTCCATAATTCTACGAATTTTGTCCATCCCTTGTAACTTTTCACTTCCGATAGGTCTTAATCCTCCCATAATATAATTTTTTTAGTTAAATTATTTTTTCTTAATAAATATATCAATATTTAAGATTATTTTATTTTTTAATAAATTATTGGTTCATAGATAATTTTTTATCTATAATATCACTTGTCAAATTATGTAATTTTTCAATATATCCGTTTCTCCTTAATATTTTGAATACCAAATTTTCAGTTGAGTATTCACCGTCTTTTTCTAGTCCGCAAGTTCTATACTTTTTTAATTTTTCTTTATATTTTTTTACTAGATTTTTAGCCGAATCAATATCTTCGTCTTTTAAGCTATCAATTAGTTCATCAATCATTTTCATCCATTGTTTAGATTTTTCTTTCAATAGACTTTTGTCAATTTCAACGGTCTCCTTTTTTGGTTTATTTGACCATTCGTCAAATAAGATAGAATAGACACCACTAGAAAAATGTGTCTCGGCTTCACTTTGAACATATAGTTCAACTTCATAACCTTTAATTTTAATATCGTGTTTTTGATTAAATAACATTTTTTTCAAGTTGAATAATTTTTCATATAGTTCAACTTGGTTTTCTGGGTATTGTTGAAAGTTTGCAACAATGTGAAGATCAAAATCCGAATATTTTGACCAGTTGTAGTTTGATAGTGATCCGGTTAGAATAATATCTGTTATAACAATATCAACATCTAAAAAATCGATAAATTCATATGCGATTTCTAATAATTTTTTTCTAATATCATTTTTAATTTTTGGTTCCTCCCCACTAATATCCCAGACATTTGGATTTAGTTCTTTTTTTGGTTCAAAACTTTTAATTAAATCTTTTTCCATTATATATAAATATACCAGAAATGATTTAACTTAATTTCTTATATTTAAAAGTTTTTGAAATATTGGTGTTAAAAAAAGAACCTTGCGATTTTGCAACTCTAAATGCTGTATATGTTTGTAGTGGAACTTCATCGTATTCGTATTTCATACCATTTTTAAATTCGGTAATCAATTTTTTTGTTTCCACATCATATTCAGTTCTAACAATATTAGATGACTCAATTTCGTTTATAATTTTTGTTCCTTTAATTTCTTCTCTTGTGATTGCCATATTTTTTTTATTTTAATTTTACCAAATGGGACAATTAGTTTTTCTTTTTGGTATTACCGCTTTATTTCTAGTAACAGCTCTTTTTAATCTTACAAAAGCAATATGTCTTGCGCTTTTTCTTTTGTTTGGTCCGTCACCGATATTTATATTTATATCCCAATTTATACTTGTCCAAGTAATCATAACACCCAATCCACCAGAAGTAGATACCACAAATTCTAATTCTTTCTCTTCTTTTGAAACCCCTTTTGGTGCTTCTATTGACATATTAAATCCACAAGTTGCGTATCTAAATTCACTATATAAATTTTCATACTCTTCTGTCAATGCTACACCACCAATTTGTACGCCAGCCAATTTACTTGCATTTCTAACAGCATTTCCGTCTCTTACACCATAAAATTGTCTTGGTGTTAAATTTGGGTTACGAGTACGAGCCTTCAAATATAATGGTGCGTTTGCATAAGCTGTTTTAAAATCCATTGGTGTACCATCTAAAAAAGTACTTTCTGTGTTATTCCAACCAGGACCTCTATTAGGATCTGATAAATCTAAAACCGTTATTTTTTCAAAAACATTTAATTCAGAATTATCGATAATTTCATTTAAATACTCTTTCATAGTCGCAATCCTATCAAGAGATAATGGTACATTATTGGTTTCCGAATATTCTCCTTTTTTATCTGAATATGCGGTTCTAACTTTACTTGTTGATGAATAAAAATTTAAATACAAACCTTTAGGTACTGCTTTATTTCCAGAATCGGCCATAATTTTTTTGTATTCAGCAACAGCTTCATTTACTTTTTTCTGAAGTTCAGTTTTAGTCTCATCAGTTAATGTTACATCATCATCTTCAAAAAAGTTTCTGGAAATTTCATCTCTTTGTTCAACATTCATATTTTCTGGCGGCCAACTATATGTTGTTGTAATTAACTCAACACCAGTTTCATCATCCTTTTTCTTTTCTTCTTTATATTTTGATAAAACAGAAACATCAGCTGATTCAATAACAATATCTTTGGCTTTGATAATCATATCACTTAAAGTTGGGTTAATACCTCTAAAAAACCCATCCAAAAATGCTTTGTTTTGTAATTGTTTTCCAGCTTCAGTAGTCAATGTTGCAATAATACTTTCTTTATATGGTTCAACTTGTTTTTTTGAAAGTACAACACGAGAATCACTTTCAGCCGAACTTCTTAAATCAACACCTTTTAAATATCCATTTATTTCATTTCCAGTCAATGACCCATAAGTTGGACTTTCGTAATCTACTGAATATTGTACATCAGACCCAAAAGCACCCAATATGTGGTTCATTAGATTTATAATTTCATCACTTGTTTGTGTTGACATTATAACATTTTTAGAATTAAATGCCGTTAATTCTGTTAATAATCTATCCACTTGTTTTTTCATTTCAACATATAAACCCTGATTTACAATTGTAGATAGTTTAGTTTTTACTTTTGTAAGTAAATCTAATGCTTGTTTTTGTTTTATATTAGTTTGCTCTGTTGAAGAAGTTGTTTGGTTGTTTGAAAGTTTTTTTGTTTTATCAAAACCAGAAAGTGTTGATGCGTCTACAACTTTATTTAATGTTGTTTCAGGACTTTGTCCAATTCCAGATGTTAATTCATTACCAAGCCAATTTTTAAGAGATTGTCTGGTTTCTGATGAATCATTTTGTTCAAACCATTTTAACATCGCAAGATAAACTGGTGATTTTGAAAAATTATTTCCAGCATCTACTTCTTTTATATATTGAATTATTTTTATAATATCGGCATTCTCAAATGTTTTAGAACCACCGTCAGTCCAATCTGTTACTTGTTCTTTTATTAACCAAGTATTTTTTTGTTCTGAAATAACCTTACCCGGTTTATAGTCAAAATAGAATTTCATTCTATTTATTTCTTCTAAAATATTTTTTTTCATTTTTTTTAAATAAAATTTCTATTTGATAAATATCATAATAAAAAAAAAGTGTTATATTTGTATTATAATTCTAAAATATATAATATGAAATCATTGACAAGTCTTTTTGTAATTTTTATTTCTGTCATTTGTTTTACCCAAACAAAAAATAGTAAATCAGATGAAATGTTTATCGCCAGAAATAAAAAAGAATACAACAAAACTAATTTTGATAGTTTGAATAATTGTTTAGTTGGTTTAATTAACGATTATAGAGTTAAAAATAAATTAAACAAATTGTCTGTTGATACTAATTTGATTCACTATTCCAAAAATTGGGCAAAAGTTTTGTGTGATAGAAATACACTTGTTCATTCAGATTTTAATGGAACAAACATAATTGGTGAAAACATTTATGGACTTTTTACTTACGGTACATTTATTTGTAGTGTTGAATATTTCAATAAACAGCCCCAAATAATTTTTGATTCTTGGAGGACATCAATTGTTGGTCACAATGAAAATATGTTAAATGTTAAAGCAACTAAAATTGGTTTGGTTATTTACACAGAATATAACACCAAATTTAAATTAAGAGCTGTGATGGTTGTTGAATAAAAAGACCCCCAAAAAATGGGGGTTTTTTTATTTTAGGGAGTTAATTTTATCTCTCACTTCTATAGCCCTCTCAAAGTTTTGTGTTTTAATACAATCTTCAAGTTCTTTATTGAGCTCACTTATTTTTTCTTTGTTTTCTTCTAGATTTTTTATTCTATCTCTTAACTCCACAGCTTCCTCAAAATTTTGTTCCTCAACCGCCATATCCAATTTTTGTTTTAATAGTGTTATTTCATCGGATTTGGTTAAATTACCTCTTTTATTTGTAATGTAGGTAAATGAAATTGACCCATCTGGTGAATGATAAGTTTTTTTATCCCAATCATTAGTATTCCCAAATAATGGATCCGAATTAAAAAATTCATTAAATAATCTTTCTAAATTTCTGTTAAACATTTTTTTATATTTTAAAGGTTTATTTTGTAATTTTTTTTAACCAATTTTGTTCCAAACAAAAAAGTATGACAAAATGTCAGTATAAAATTTTAGTATATGACAAAAAGACAAATATTGACAACAAATCTATTTATATCTAAAATTAGATAAAACTTTTAGATATGGCAATAGAATTTGTAGATGATGGAGACAAAAACAAAAGAAAAGGTGATGGTAGCACACCTATTTTAGACAATTTCAGCAAAGATTTAATTAAAGCTGCTGAACAAGGAAAATTGGATCCTGTTATTGGGAGGCAAAAAGAAGTGTTAAGAATTGCACAGATATTATCAAGGAGAAAAAAAAATAATCCAATTATAATTGGTGAACCCGGATGTGTATTAGGAGACACTTGGATTGAGGTTGAGAAAGTATCTAATGTTGATACTCACAATTTTAAAAAGTTGTGATATTTATTATTAGGTATTGGTATATCCCAACACCTGGATTATTATGTTTATCAAGAAAAACGGTAAGAATTTAATTGAAATTAATACAGTCATTGAGTTTCAAAATTTTATATTAGATAAAAAATTTTATAAATATTTTATAAAATTTAGGGATTCAGACATCCAAAAAGTTAATGACTTAATTAATCAGACTGAGTTTTTAAATTATAAAAAAATAAAACCAGTGTTAAGGTCGGTATTAAACTATCCTGAAAGTATCTATAATAAAGATTTTTTATTAAGTATGGGTTGGGAATTGGATATGATTGATATTTTTATATCCGAAAAACAAAGTAAAAATTCTAATATTTTAAAACAAAAGAAACAATCAAACCCAGAAAAATATAAAAGTAGTGAAACTACAAATATTGAATATTGGTTAAATAAGGGATATAACCTAAATGATGCTAAAATTAAATTGAGTGAGCGTCAATCAACTTTTAGTTTAAAAAAATGTATAGATAAATATGGTGAAGTTGTTGGGACTGAAAAATTCTTAAATAGACAAAAAAAATGGATAAACACATTAAAAAATAAAGAAAATTTTCAAGAAGTGCAGTTGAAAAAAAATGTATTTAAATATGATGTGAAAGAAACAAAATTGTTATTACAACACGCAAACTATAAAGAAAAAACAAAAGGAATTATTATGGGTTGTTCTACCTATAATACAATTAATGAATTTATTGATTGTATCATTAAAAATGATGACATAAAAAAATATTCGGATTTGACACAGTATGTTAATAGTAAAGTCATTTGTAATATATTTAAAACAACACCAACAATCATAAAAAATTTATTTTATGAGAAAATAAATCTAAATCAAAATAGACAATATTATGGTATATCTGTATATCATAATGGTATTAGATATAAAAGTGTTGGTGAATATAGAGTTGCGTTATTTTTGGAAGAAAATAAAATTAATTTCGACTACGAAAAAAATTATCCAAACTCAAATTTAAAGTGTGATTTTTATCTAAAAGAGAAAGATACATACATTGAATTATATGGACTATTAAATAAGAAAAATTTAAACAAATTAGATGATAATCAACAGATATATAAACAAAAAGTTGATTTTAAAAATCAATTTTGTATAGACAATAATATAAAATTGATTTATGATTTTGACTATAACTTATTAATTAATAAAATACAAAATTATTATTATGAAAATTAAAATTAAAGATTTTTTCGAGTTAATTGAAAAAGAAGGGGGGACATATAAAATTAAAACTCCATCAGGATATAAATTAATTGGTAATTTATATGAAAAACAAAATAAACTTTGTTATGAAATAAAATTATCTAACGGTAATACTTTATCGGGTTCTGAAGATCATTTAGTTGAGGTTGATTCAACAACAACTAATGAAAATTCAGAATTGATAAATGAATCATTTTGGGTTAAATTAAAAAATATCAATTTGGGCGACTTTATTTTTTGTGAAGATAATAATTTATACGATGTTATTGAAAAAAATGAAATTGGTATTCATAATACATATGATCTTGAAGTTCTTGATAATGAGCGTAAATATATTTCAAACGGTATTGTGTCACACAATTGTGGTAAAACGGCCATTGTTGAAGGGTTAGCAATGATGATACATTCTGGTGAATGCCCAAAAAATTTAGCTGATAAAAGAATTGTATCATTAGATATTAACTCACTTGTTGCTGGAACAAAATATAGAGGACAATTTGAAGAAAGAATGAAGGTTATAATTGAAGAATTACAATCAAACCCAAATATTATAATCTTTATTGATGAAATTCATACAATGGTTGGTGCTGGTAATAGTTCTGGATCATTAGACGCTTCAAATATTCTTAAACCTTCACTATCAAGGGGTGAAATTCAATGTATTGGTGCTACAACACTTGACGAATACAGAAAACATTTTGAAAAGGATGGTGCGTTAGAAAGAAGATTCCAAAAGATAATTGTTGACCCTTCATCAAAAGAAGAGACATTTCAAATTTTAAAACAGAGTAAGGAAAAATATGAGGAACACCACAAAGTAAATTACACAGATGAATCACTTTGGTTATGTGTTGAGTTAGCGGATAGATATATTACGGATCGTGAATTTCCAGATAAGGCTTTTGATATTTTAGATGAGATTGGTTCTCGTATGCAAATTGATATTAAACTTCCGGAACATATAGAAAAATTAAAACAAGAAGCCGCAGATATTAAACTAGAAAAAGTTGATGTTATTAAAAAACAAAAATATGAATTAGCTGCCGAACTTCGTGATAGAGAAAAAAATATTTTATCTAAACTTGAGGAAGAAAAGAAAAAATTTGAGGACGAACTCAAAAATAGTAAAAGAGGTATTCCGGAGGACTTAATTTACGAAGTCGTTTCAAATATGACAAAAATTCCAGTTAGTAAGATTAATATAGACGAAAAAAATTCACTTGTTAATTTGGAAGACTCACTTAATGGTTCTGTTATTGGTCAAGAAGAAGCGGTTAAAAAGATTTCAAAAGCAATTAGACGAAATAGAGTAGGTATTAAGGATCCAAATAGACCAATTGGTTCATTTATCTTCCTAGGATCTACTGGTGTGGGAAAAACATTTTTGGCGAAAAAGTTGGCAAAAGAAATTTTTGGGAGTAAAGATAGTTTAATTAGAGTAGATATGTCTGAATATCAAGAAAAACACACAATTTCACGACTAATCGGCTCACCTCCTGGTTATGTTAATTCAGACGAAGGTGGTCAATTAACAGAGCAAGTTAAAAATAAACCATATTCCGTGATATTATTTGATGAAATAGAAAAAGCACACAAAGACATTTTTTCAACACTTTTGCAAGTATTAGATGACGGACATATTACTGATAGTCTTGGTAGAAAAATTAATTTTAAAAATTGTTTAATTATAATGACATCAAATATTGGTGTTAAAAAATTGCAAGATTTTGGTAGTGGTGTTGGTTTTAAAACATCAAATAATAGTGAAGCTGTTCAAGAAGAATATAAACGAGATGTTCTAAAGAAAGAACTAAGTAAGTTTTTTGCACCAGAATTTTTAAATAGAATTGATGATGTTGTTGTCTTTAATTCATTAAAAAAAGAACAAATCAATAAAATTGTTAAACTTGAAATTGATAAACTAATAAAACGGTTAGATTCAATGAAGTATAAAATTTCGTATGAAAATTCAGTAATTGATTTAATTGCCAAAGTTGGGTTTGATGAACAATATGGTGCAAGACCAATAAAGAGAGCAATCCAGGATAAAATTGAAGATTTAATTTCAGAAAAAATATTATTGAATGAAGTTATTGAAGAAAAGGAATATGTGTTATTTGTCAAAGGAGAAGGTGATGGCCAGACAATAGAAATTGAAGATAGATCAAAACCAGAACCGAAAAAAAGAGGTAGAAAGAAAAAGGAGGATTAAAAACCCTCCTTTTTTTTATTAAAAACCAACATAATCTAAATTATCAAATATTTATATAATATAAATTATATTATAGGATATGTTGGTTAATAAAGAACAATATTATAGTTATACTGAATTAAAAGATTTAATTAAAAATCAAAACATAACAACAAAAGAATCATATATTTCTAATTATAAAAATCTTAAGATTTATGGTAAAAAGGCACCAATAAATCCAATAACATTTTACGGTAAAAATATTTGTAAAAATTGGTCTGAATTTTTAGGAAAACCAATATATAAAAAAAATAAATATGGTGTGTACTACACATACGAAAAATGTAAAAAACAAATTAGACTTCTAAATATTAAAAGTAAAAATGATTATTATAATCAAATAAATAAAATTATGTCTGAAGAAACTGGGATACCATATAATCCGGTCTCAATATATAAATCAGAATGGGAAGGTTGGGGTATTTTTTTAGGAACTAACCGAATACAAGATAATCTTAAAAAATACAAACCATTTGATGAGGCTCGTGATTGGGCTCGTAGTTTAAATCTAAAAATGGGTAAAGAATGGACAAAATTAGAACTAACAAAATTACCAACCAACATACCAAAAAAACCAGAAAAAACATATAAAGATAAAGGATGGATTGATTATTACGATTGGCTGGGGATTGACAAAAGAACTAAAATTAGTTATGGTGAAAAGGTAATTTTTGATTTTCTAACTAAAAACAAAATAAAATTCCAGTACGACAAGTCTCTTTTAAATTGTAGAGATAAAAATAAACTTCGTTTTGATTTCTATCTCCCAGAAAAAAATATATGTATTGAATTTGATGGGATACAACATTTTAAACCTATTTCAATATTTGGTGGTGAAAGTGAGTTTGAAAAAGTTAAAATAAGAGATAGAATAAAAAATGATTTTTGTGAATTAAACAGTATAAAATTAATTAGAGTTAATTATTCACAATCAAATGACGAAATAATTAAAATATTGGGCTGTTTATAAAAAGGAGGATTAAAAACCCTCCTTTTTTATTAATGTTTGGTATAACCTAGTTCTTCAATCATCAGCTTACCCACCTTAATTCCGTTGTATGTATCCTCAACAACAACATATTCATTTTTTGTGTGGTAGTTGTAATAACCAATTGATATGTTAAAACAAGATAAATCAAAATTTTTATTTAATGGATAAATGTCCGTATATGGATGACTATGATATTTTGTGTCACTTGGGAAATGTTCTGTAATCAAACGACCACCAACCTTAAAAAATTCAGAATTTCTATTAAACATAGGTTTGCTCATCAGATATTCGGAAATCATATTATTCTCCGGGGCATCAAATTGAATCACATAACCAACATTCTTGAAAAATTCTGGGTCGGCGTTAAATGAACCTTTACAACCGGTTTCTTCAGCCACAAAAAATGCTACCTTCAAGTTTGGCAATTCTTTTAGAAGTTCAAGACAAGCATAGACACCACACTTATCATCACCACCAATTCCGGTTGGGTTTCCTTTATCATTATACGCTTTAAGTGCCAGTTTTATTTCTTTCTGTGCGTTTGGTAATTGTTCCTCAACAACATTTATTGTGTCAATATTATGAACCGTATCCGTATGTGCAACAACACAAGGAAAATAAGAAATATCTTCATCAGTTTGTTTTGTTGCATAAACATTATTAAACTGATCCACATAAAATGGTATATTGTTTTCGCTCAACCAATTACAAATGAATTCAACCATTAAACCTTCTTGATAAGTTTTTGTGGGAATTGATAATACTTCTTTTAATAATTCAAAATTTCTTTCCATACCACAAATATAGAAACATTATTTGATTTATAAAAGTTTTCTTAATATTTTTCTAACACTTTCAAATAATTCCGGATGATAGAGGATTAAGTTCAAATCATCAAGATTATTAACAGACCTTTTTTCTTGTTGGTTATTTTTCCAAAGTTTAATAATTAGTCTATTTGTTTTTAAATCCAAGGTTTCAAAAATAACCTCAATATTTTTTTCCGGAATTTTAATTAATTTGTTAAAACCACCAAGGCTAATTACTTTTTTATATAATTTATTATATTCGTCAAAATTAGTATTTTCACCCATCAAATCATCTTCAATTGTTTCTAATATATCATCTAAAGCCTTACCTATATTTTTTTGTGTTTCCTCATTATCGTAATCATCACACCAAGAATTATATTCAAGTTCAGACCAATCCCCAACATTATTATTACCATATTTTTCATATAATAACTTTAATAAACCTTTTAAATCTTCATCTTCAGCGTTTAACATTTTATACAATCTTAAAAGAATTCTAACATCAGTTATAAATTTATAGGCAGGTATCAACTCAAAAATACCAAATTTATAAAATGGATTTTTAACATCATTCAATATTTCTTCTTTAACTGCCCTTCCGATACATTCAGAATGTGTCGTACCATAGTCATATATTAAATTATCAATATGGTTTGAAAACATCTTATCAAGAAATTTGGCAACATTCGATTCATTTTCCTCAATTTCTAAAGTTGGATTTACAAGTTTTACTATTCTTTTAAGTTTTTCAAGATTTATTGGATTGAAGTCTTTAATAATATACCCTTCTTTCCAATCATCTTCGTATTTATATCTATCATAATCATCATTATAATACTGACCACCAACAAATCTAGCCCAGGTATATCTATCTGGATTATCACGATCAATATCAAAAATCGCTAGAAAGTCATCGTCATCGTCAAATGTTATTGTAATTTTTGGCGTTTTACTACTATAATCAACATACGAAATTAGATCATCAGGATAATGCCATCTACTAATTTCTTCACCTTTAGCAATTTTTTTTAAAAATTCATAAGTTTCACTTGCCATATTAGATAAATATAATTATATTTGTATTTATATATAGTTCTTTGAAAATATGGGGGTGTTTTTGGATTTGACAGGTATTGGCTGAGGAATAAGGGCATGTAGGGACTAAGTTAATCTCTTTAAAAACTGACTTGGAAAACAACTGGCAATGTGCTAAACAAAATGGAAACTCTTGGATTAGTAAGAGGTTCTGAAGTTACTGTAGCTTAATTTAAGTACGGAAACGGGGGGTCGGTCAGACAGATAACCTAGCAACAGAAGTCGTTGATGAGTTGGTTTTCACTCTAAAAGAAAACAAAACGGGTATGGTTCCCCGAAAGAACTATCACCGTCACTGAGCGGTGTGAGAACTCAGATAGTTCGGAAGGTATGAAAAACCTTGACCTAAACATGTAGTCCTTATCTGACAGGATAGACTGGACGAGGGTTCGAGTCCCTCCGCCTCCACCAACTAAACCTCATCTTCGGATGAGGTTTTTTT